TTCCATCTGTAAGATGTAGTACCTGTTGCTAGACTTACAAACGATGCGCCACTGTAACTACTAGCGGGAACATCTGTAGTGGATGTTTGCCAGCTTTCAGTTGAGGCTTCAAATGAGTAAGTCGTACCGTCCAACCTGATGTCATCTAACTGTAAGTCTCCTTGGTAAGACGTTCCTGATGAGCCGTTGGTATAAATAAAAACTAACTTAACGTCTTCTCCTGCATAAGCAGAAATATCTACGTTACGCGTAGACCATGATGCGTTTTGACCAGTAACGCTATCTAAAGAACTAGAAAGACCTTCGGATATGCCTCCGCCGCCACCACCACCTCCGCCACCATCAGCACCATAAAAATCAGCAAACTCCATTTCGCTGGCTGATGATGCGCTAATTAAACCTCTAATATCCGTATCGTTTACAGTTGCTTGGGTATCAGTAGTTCCTCCAGCCTCAACGTGGATTTCGTCTAAAGTAATTTGTCCTGATGACTGTAGTGGCATTACTTAGACTCCAATGCCTCAACACGAGCTTTCAACTCTTTAACAGCTTCTACAAGCAACCCTGTAACCGCGTCATACTCAACCACATAATACTCTTTGTCTTGCTCTCCTGTTTGTAGTGGTAAAGCTTGAGACTTAACAGCCTCCGGCAAAACCTCCATAATTTCTTGAGCTACAATTCCTGCGGCTTTTTCGCCATTGTGGTTGCGTACAAAAGTTACGCCGTTTATTTGGCCTACTTTATCTAACGCATTAGAAATATTAGTAATGTCTGATTTAAGCCGACGATCTGAAATAGTGGTTGAGTAAGCAATAACGTTGCCATCAAAGTGAGCGTCTTGGCTGTTATCAACATACATACCAATATTGCCACCACCATCAGTAATAACAATTCGGTTGCTTAATGTGCGAATGTCTAAGCCGTCTTGGTTTCCAGTATACGATCCAAGAATAGTATTATGAGATCCTGTTGTAATTAACAATCCTGCTCGATATCCAACAGCAGTAGAATAATTGCTCGATGAGGCTCCCCCTAAAGCAGAATGGCCTATTGCTACGTTGTAGTTTTCGGTATTGATATTGTCTAAAGTATTTTTTCCAATAGCGACGTTGTCCGACCCAGTTGTAATTGCCACGCCAGCTTCATAGCCCAGAAGAGTATTGTCATTGCCGCTAGTTATTTGATTTCCTGTCCTATATCCCAAACAAGTATTAGCAAAGCACCCTGATGCTAAATTTGATGTCATAGAATACTTGCCGATTGCAATATTTCGACCAGTTCCGCTATCAACACCGTCTAAGGCGTAGTTTCCTATAGCAATATTGTCGATAGAGTTTGTCTGCAGACCGGCTTGAAATCCGATAGCAACATTGTCATCTCCGGTAGTTACCCCTGTAAGAGCTTTTGAGCCGATAGCTACGTTACGAAGAGCGGTTGATTGAATACTATCTAAAGCGGTATCACCAATTGCAACGTTATCTGTTCCTACGGGGTAGTTTCCGTCTAGCTTTATAGTTCCGCTGTCTATCGACACGTCTCCTGCAACAGTAAGACCGTCAGTTACAACATCTCCAGTAACATCAATACCTGAGGAGCTAACTCGCAAACGCTCTTCAGTTACAACGACTGGTCCTTGAGATCTAGGAGCGGCAATCACTACAGATCGTAAAGAATTATTGGTTCTTGGTTGTATTACTAAATGCCCTTCTTCGGCAAATATACCTGACCCGCCCGAGCCTGTTTGATACATTGAGGGCGTTGCAATAGAAGTTTCAAAGCTATCAAAGTTTTGTCCTGCAACAATAATTTTTCCACCTGAAGCCCCGCCAACAATCACATCGCCTGTGAACGTGCCACTACCAGTAACGTCGATACCTGAGCTACTTGTCGCTAATTTAGCTCCGCCGTTGTTGTATAAAGTAGCGGCTCCATCTCCATTAAAATTACCTGACAACTTACTTGTAGCTGAGTTCCAAATTTGTACGTTTGTTGATCCACCTATTCGAAGATCGCCCGTCCCTGAATCATTAATAATGCTATTAGACCCATCATGATAAATCTGTAGGTCATTATCAGCACCGAAGATAGTCTTACCATTGTCAGCAAAATTAGCATTACCGGTTATGTCAATGCCTGATGAGCTTGTGGCTAGTTTCTCACCACCTGCATAAAATAAAGAAACCTCTGCTCCATCTGTTCCTTTTAAGTAGTTAGCAGTAGCTCCTGCATTCTGCAATCTAACGTCAGTGCCTTGTATCAAAAGGTTTCCAGTGCCTGAGTCAGTAATGTGTGAAGCAGAGCCTGAGTGGTAGATTTGTAAGTCAGAGTCAGTGCCGAAGATAGCCTTGTCATTATCAGCAAAAACAACATCATTGCCGTTGGACGCAAGGTCACCACCAAGCTGTGGCGTAGTGTCTTCTACTACGTTTTGCAAAGCAGAGTCAGCAGTAGATCCTTGTGCGGCTGTGGCGTAATCAGAAGAGTCAAATGCTTTTACTTGCGAGAGATTAGTAACCTCATTGTCCATCAAAGCGCCAGCGGCGGAAACATTAGTCGCGTCTGTTACGTCTGCATTAGCCTCAATGTTGTCTAGTTTAGCGCCATCTACTCCTACGTCACGGCCATCCACATTACCCGTAACAGTGATATTTCCATTAACGTTAAAATTATCATCAGTTTCCCAGACATCAGTTGTTTCATTCCACTGAAATACTTTATCTGCGCTAGTTCCACGCTCAACAGTAATGCCTGAGTTTTGAGAGGGAGCGCCAGTGTGATTGCTATTTAAGACAATGTTGTTATCTGCAAGGTTAATGGTTTCAGTATTAACCGTAGTAGTGGTTCCGTTAACCGTTAGGTCTCCCCCAACAATTACGTTAGAGGATGTTTGCAAGGTTCCGGTTGTTGTTATGTTTCCAGTGCCAGTAATATTATTTGAGTTTAAATCTAAGTTTCCACCTAGCTGAGGAGAGGTATCTTCTACTAAATTCTGCATTGCCGAGTCGGCAGTAGCGCCTTGTGCGGAAGTCGCGTAATCAGTAGAGTCGAAAGCCTTAACTTGCGCCAAGTTAGTTACTTCACTGTCCATTAGAGCGCCAGAGGCTGTGACATTTAAAGCGTCTGTTACATCTGCTAAGGCTTCAATACCGTCCAGCTTGGTCCCGTCTGTAGCTACGTCACGTCCGTCAAAGGTGCTATTAGTAGTAATGGCGCCGGTCACTGCTCCGCCAGCTTTGGGAAGTGCATTGTCAGCAGTGGTTCCTTGGGCAGAGGTAGCATAGTCTGATGAGTCAAATGCTTTTACTTGTGCAAGATTTGTTACCTCTGAATCCATTAACGCACCAGCGGCGGCAACATTAGTTGATCCAACGGCTTCAATAGTGTTCCACGCGGAACCCGTATAAATTCTTGTGGTGTTATCTGACGTATTAAAATACCAATCACCTGCCGTAACAGCATTCCCGTTACCATCTACTGTCGGGTTTGATGAGGCGCTTCCAAGATAAAAAGCATTAATAGATGTCAGGCTAGATGCCGCTGAAGTTGCACTAGACTCTGCGCTAGCCGCATCGTTAGATGCCGACGTCGCTCGAGTTCCTGCTAGGCTTGCGCTGTTGAGTGCGCTTATAGCGCTTGTAGAGGCTTCTCCGGCCTTTGTGCTTGCGGTACCTGCTGATGTAGAGGCATTTGTTTCCGCGGTCTCTGCGGCTGTTTTAGCGGCCACTGCGGCCGATTGAGCTGTTTGTGCTGTTGTTGCGCTATTTCCTGCGTTTGTTTCTGAGGTGCTAGCAGAAGTCGCTGAATTAGAGGAGGCCGTAGCTGAACTTGCAGATGCTGTTGCAGAATTTGCAGATGCTGTCGCTGAACCTGCCGAGTTAGATGCCGACGTTGCCGCGTTAGTTTCTGAGCTTCCTGCATTTGTTGCCGATGTAGCAGAGCTTGCCGCAGACGTTGCTGATTGTGTCGCGCTATTCGCCGCTTCGGTTGCTTTTAATGAAGCAGTGGCCGAATCAACGCTTACCTGAGACGCTATGGCATCTGTAGTTGCGTCACCTGTTCCGCCCGGTCCACGAAAAATACCCATTTAAATACTCCAGCAAAAAAAAGAAGGGGCCATTTCTGACCCCCTTTTATCGTTACTCTGCGACTGCGAGAACGAAACCAGCTTCAGGGCGATATACCTGAACACCATACAGGCAATCAGCCGTGTACAGAGTTGAGAGGTACTCTTGCTTGTACTGGGTTTGTGAACGTACGGCCTGTTGCTCTGCCATGACAATAGCGTCACGGTGGAACAAAAGAGCAGCACGGGTATCAGCAGCTCCTGCAGTGTTGTCGCCAGCCGCTTCAATAGTTCGGCAGTTAGCTGAGACGTAAACGTCCACACCGTAGAGGTTACCAATAAGACCACTGTTGACTACCTGACCGTTTACAAAATCAGAAGACACATAACGATCAATGCCCATGATAGTGTTACGAACCGAAGGAGGAATAATCAACGAACGTCCGTCCATAGGTACGTTGTTGTCGTCCAGCTTCTGGATCATGTCACGGAAGAACGCATCAGTGAATACGTCTGCTGGGACAATAGTGTCGTCAGTGTACTGGGTAGTAGTACCGCCGTCGTTAAAGAAACAACCAGAGTGCTGGTAGTCAGTTTCTGCTGGGCTGAATACTACAGCACCACCATCACCAAAGCCAGTACCGGCTGCGTGGAGGTCGTTGTCAATCTGTACAGCAAGAGCATAACCAGCATCTTCTGTATAGAACTGACGGAGGCTAGAAAGAGCCTGAACTTCCACGATGTCTTCAATCAAGCGTGAGTACTCGAAGTGACGGTCGATGTCTACAGTCAATTCGCCTTCAGTGTTTGCAATGATAGTAACTGCAGTGTCAGCAGCCTTAACATTTGCATCACCACGTACGGGCTTGGGGATGTGAAGCTTGTCGCCCTTCTTACCTGTCATAGCCAGCTTTTTAACAAGCGGGGCCATTTTCAGGTTCTTTTGGTAAGCCGCAATAATTTCATCACTCCAGATTTCTGGAATGAAAGTAGCCGCTTCAGTCTTCGCAGTATTACCCCCTGCGCCGGGATATGTAGCAGTAGCCATGTCAATCTCCTAGATTATCTGACTCGACCCTCTGCATAAGCCGCCATAATTTCTTTTGACAAGGCTTGATAACGATCAGGGTCGTTTTTCATTAGTTTAATAATGTCGGACCTACGATATACTTTTTTACGTGTCTTTTCAGCACTGCCTCGTGCATTACCTGTACTAGCTGCTTTCAGTGTTTGCTTACGTGCCTGTTTTTCAACTTTGGCAGTTTGATGGGCTACTGTCTTCCGTTCTTTCCAGAGTGAGAAGAGTTCGTCAGCAGCGTCAGCGTCATACTGTTGGTCAGCTTGTACAAACAATTGAGTTCTAATCTTAGACGCTTTAATCCAGTCTGCAAAATTAGGATCACCAAGGATCTGTTGCATGTCTGAGTGTTTAGCTTGAAGCGTAGACAATGACGACTGTTTTTTGTACTGCGTCGTGTACTGCTCTGCTTCTCTAATTTTAGGATGGTTCTCAATAGCACGATTAACAGCACCTTGAGGGTCTGTAAAATAGTCTATATCGTCTTCAGGCTCAACGTGTTGTTGAGGTGCTTGAGTAGATTGTTGAACATTAATATAATCATCTACTACTTTACGAAGCTCTCCTACTTCAGAAGACTGACGACCTAAAAGCTTTTCAGCTTCTTGGTGCATCTGTACAACTTCTTCCATTGACTTACCTTGGTACTTCTCTGGAACTGCAGGTTGTTCTTGAGGTTGTTCAACTTCTTCTAGTTGAGTCTCTTCTGCTTCGTTTTCAATGGTGTCCACGTTGTCCTCTTCAGGCTGTGAATCAATCATTGTTGCTCGTGACATAATTAAACTCCGTGATTATAATCATTGTGGAGATTTTCATTTTCTACCTGCTTTTTCGTGTTCTCGTACCCACTTCATGTGCCTACCGGGGAAGTCCCCAGTAGAACCATCAAGGTGAAAAGACGGGGCAGATACCATTTTTGTAGCGTTAGCGCCACAACCGCACCTACTGGTTGTAACACCACTCTTTACAAAATCTTCGAAGACGTGTCCGTTAGTACAACGGAAGTCGTATATTTTATACACCTACAGGTCCCTCTTCTTCGGCTTCTGCTTGGTCCTTAGCCGCTTCTATAGTACCTTGTAAATTAATTACTGTTGCAAAAGCAGCTACTTGGCCTTTACGATAGAAAAGGTCTTCTACGTCTTTTACACTCTGTATGTCTGCTAGTTGTTGTGCGTTAGTAGAAAGCTCTTGTACGAGTTGTTTGAAACCTTCACTATTGAAGAGTTTATTGTAGTTGTTAAAATAAGTTTCAAGCTCAGATGTCATTAGTTTCTCTAATGTTGTTAACTATAGTTTTATTATATCATACTTTTTAAAGAATGTCAAGCGTTTCTTGTAGTTTTCCTTCGTTTTCCAGAAGCTGTGACTGAGTGGGCTATTCTTGTTGGTCCTGTTTTACGGCGAGATGACGAAGCTTTTTCAGATTTAGTCATCTTAGCTGCAACAGCTTTAGGCCTACAAGATGGGTAAGGGCGTTTGCTCTCGCCTTTCTTTGCTGACTTTCGACCACAAGGCTTGCCCGTCTTAACGTCTACCCACTCTTCCTTAAACCACTTTTTAAGTGCGGCGCCTTTCTTACTTTTTTTTACGGCCACTTTTATTACCCCAGTTCTTAGCGCCTACTTTACGGCATTTAGCTACAGCACCGGAAGCGTATGCAGAAGGCCAAACTTTATACCTAGCTTTGACCTTTTTTGCACAAGCGTCGTTAGCCTTTTTTCTTTTTGCTGGCACAAGTACCTCTCTTTTTTTTCTTGGCTGGTGGACGACCTACAACCTTTCCGTATGTTCCTTTTCCTTGTGGCATGTCTATTTCCTTCTTGATTTAGCGCCAGAACACTTCCAACGCTTTCTTGATAAGTTATTAGGCGTGTTAGGGTCGTTTTGCTTAGACTTAGGTAGACGTTTTTTAATACCTAGTGATCGAGCGCAGTAAGAGTCTCCTTTAGACGTTCCCGGTTTTACACGAGCGCCTCCTCCTTTAGCCTTACCTGCTTGGCCGTAGCTAACTTTCTTTCCTGACGACGTTACCTTTACCCGTGCTTTTCCTTTGGCTGGTCCCCGTTTTCTTGGCATTAGACAACTCCTCCACCTTGGTTTCCAGTTGGGCCAGTTGGTCCTCTAGGTCCTCGAGGCGCTGGAATGTTCCTTGGAACTCCCGGTTGACTCTCTGGAGTAGGTTTTTTAACTCGTGGTCGGTTAACATTAGTTTTTCCTTCTATTTGTTTTTCTTTAAGGAGAGTATCAGCAACGCGCATTCGTCGCTCAAACTCTTTATCTTCTGCGTCACCTTCACGAAGGTTTCGGGTAACGGCGTTAATTTTATCTATTTCAAGCTCCTGTGGTACAGCCTGAGCTTCTGCTGACAACTTAGCAGCTCGCGCTTGTGACTCTTGAGCCTGTGCAGATAGCGCCTGAGTCTGTGACTGCTGGAACTGCATCTGTAGTTGTTGTACTTGTTGTTGCATTTGCTGTGCTTCAGGGTTAGGTTGTGAAGCTTGAGCCAACGCTGCTACTAGTTCTTCACGGTTAGACAGGTTCATGTTGTCAACAACAGACTGTATCAATGTGTTGTACAGCGGCGACTCCTTGCCCATAGTTTGTAACAGTTGTACAAGCTGAGTTACTTCGTATTCTCTTGCAATAATGCCTAAAGTACTGCTGGCGTTAAACTTGTAGTCAGACACAGGGTAGTTTTCTGGGTCAAACTGCATGTACCTATAGGCTGCTTTTTTAACAAACGGGATTAGGAAAGACTGCTGGAAGTTAATCAGTGTGCGTTTATGGCGTTTAATAATAGCGCCAAGAGACATACTAATACCAGCGGCAGTACTTTCGCCATTAACTTGACCTGCAATTCCTGCTGAGTCAACGGCTCCTGTAGCTTGCTGTACCATCTGCTGCAAGGCTCCGGCCTGAGCAAAAGTAATTTGACCCACTTGACCAAAGTTAAAAGGCTGTAGTACTTCACGAGGGTCTCCGTTAGTCAGTATCATTTTACCGGGGCGTACCTCTGGTTTAGCACCTCGTGGTAAGCGTGTAGCGTCAATAGCAAGCATTGGGTGTATCGTAAGGCTTAACGCATCAATACGAGCACGTAGTTCGGTGTCGAGTGCTTTCTGACTGTTGTAGCCTTTTTCACATACACCACGGCCCCAGAACCTTCCGGGTACTACATCCCAAGGGAATGCTACTATAGGTCGGTCCTGCATCATGTAGGGGTTAGCTTCAGCCTTAAGTAGTATACCGCCGTTAGCGATTACTATAACGGCCTCTACGTACTTTGATTCAGACTTTTGCTCTAGTACCTCTTCTTCGTCTTCGTCCTGCATAGCGGAATTTAGAAGCTCTCGTGGCACTAAACCATAGTACTTAGTTAGTCTAACCTTGTCGTCGTTGTAGATTGTAATGTCTTGGTCAGGCTCAAGGTCCGTATCTGGTGCAGCAGAACCTACGTACACGTCGCGGTAAACACCCTGCTCCTGTAAAATTTCTACTTGATGTAGACTAACAAACTCATCAACAGCCACGCCCATAGCGTCTTCTACAGACGTAGCTACAGGATCAATTAAGAAGTTCTGAGGTAGTACAGGCTTAAGCTTTACTTTAACACGTTCAGTAATATTTACACCGATGGCTTGTAAATCACCGTCCATAATTGGTTGGGTTGCAGGAGCCATCTCCTTCATTTCTTCAATAACAATCTCACCAACACCGGTACCAAAAACTGCAGAGTTAATCAAGCACTCCGCTACAGCCTTGCGTACCATACAATCTTCAAAATCTTCTGTAAGTTTTTTACGCAGGAACTGTACGTCCTGTTTGTCCGTGTCACCAAAGTTATCACTAACGTCAAACCACTTTCCACGACCAAACGTCGCTTCCTCTAGTTCCGCTACATTGGACTCAACAGCCTGTTGTAATGCAGGAGAAATAATACGGGAGCGCTCAGACTTACGGTCACTGTCAGCAGGATCCCATATACCACGCCAGAGTCTATAATATTCTTCAAATCTTGCTTCATAATTGCTTTCGTAGTAATCTCTCCAGTCCTCGCACTTAGTTATGACCCAGTCTTCAATTGTTTCTTCAATCATTAGTGGGTCTTGTTCATATAAATCAGTCATATTAGTATCCCGCTACTACGTCTAAGATTTCGTGGTTTTCGATTTCATAATCGTAGTCGTAAGCCACATTAGCTAACTGGTCGATGTACGCCAAAGCGTCAATCAAGTCGTCATGGGTTAATGGATCAGGGAACTGAAACAGTTGATCTAGGAATCTACTATTCCACTCTCCTTTGTTTAATGTAATGTAGCCGTTTTCAAACCTGCCTTGTAACGCCCACATAACCCTGTCAGTTTTCTTTCTGTTACCGTGTGTTAACTCTTCTACTCTAAAGAACGTACCGTACTTTTTTTGTAGGTCTAGAAGAGGCGACATTACAGCCTGTTTAGCAATACCTCTTTCGATGCCAACTGATAAGGGACGATAGTCTCTAACGGCCTGAAATATTTTGGTTGCCGTTTCGTTAAGGCTCCAGCGTCCATAGATAATATTATCAACAAACCAACCATGCTCGCTGACCTTAACGACAGCAATGGCGGTCTCGTCAAGTTTACTATTTTTTGTACGTTTTTTGTTGACTTCTTCAAAACCCGCCAAGTCAACCGCAATGTAGTAATCCCCTACTTCTGGTTCGTCTTCGCTGAACTTAACCCAGTCTTCCTTAAACATTTCTGACCCACGAGCTTCAAACGACGCCATAAATTCCTGACGGAACGCATAAGAAGACATAGACCTTTTAGCAATATTGATTTCGTCCGGGTCCAAGATAGGATTATCGTAAGAAGTAAAGTGCCAAGCTTTGTACGTAGGGTCATCATCTAACTCCGCATATTTGTACAAGTCATAAAAGTGGTTACGACCCATTGGCGTTCCAATGAACATTGCACAGCCTTTTTGGTCAGCCAGAGCGGGTCTCAGGATTTGCTCGAATACGTCAGGTTTCATGTCTGCGTACTCGTCTAGCACTAAGAACTTAAGGCTGACACCTCGCATTGTCTCTGGTCTGTCAGCACCTTTGAGACTAATGGTTGCTCCGTTGACCAGCTTAATTTGCAGATTATTAATATGACTACCAGCAATAACAGGGTGTCCCAGTTCCATGAGCGTTTGCCACATAATGTCTCTGGCTTGTCCCTGAGTAGGTGCGACGTAAAATACATGACCCTTATCTGCCTGTAGTGCGTTTACTATTAACATCCAAGCAGCTAGTCTGGACTTACCAGTACGTCGTCCTGCTGCAACTATTTTAAATCTGGTGTCGTCTGCCCAAACGTCTTGCTGCCAAGGCAGTAGTTCTATGTTAAGATCCACTAATACGCCCACATCACAGGAGTAGTACCACGGGTGTCAACATGGACAAAGTCCTTAGCAACACCCACACCAGTAAACCCTAGTTTAAGAGCAAGGTTGACAAACTTAAGGCGATCAGCGGCATTTGTTATTTTTATGTCTGCCGCGATGCCTTGGGCATGAGTTCCGGGAACCTCTTTCTGTCGCTCTATTGAATGCAGTGTCGGGTGTCTGTATCCACTAGTAATGACGAAAGGAAATCCACAGTATGCCCTTAACTCGTCTAACTTCTCTAGGAACTCCTGTTCCATGTTATTGGTGCCTGATTCCTGACAATCGAATTCTTCTCTAGTGAAGTGCTTAAGAGCCATCTACTATTTCTCCCTCTATAATATCAGGTGTTGATACTTCAGCAGTACCTACGCCACTGATGTTTATCTGAATAGCATTTCTACCACTGTCTTTTACTACTTCTTTTTCAAAAGCACCTACAGGAAGTATACGGTCCATCACAAGTTTCCAAGCAGCAGCCTGATTCTTATGGTCATCGTCTAAAGCAGCATCAAAAATAGTCTCTAGTACCTTACGTGACTTGGGACTAGCGAGCATTCTAGCTTTGTACTCGTTGATTATCGCTGCGTCACCCTTGGGTCGGCCTACTACACCCTTGTTTCCGGGCTTTACAGCGGCTACTTCTGACTTCCGGGGTCTGCCACGACCTCTTTTTTTAACAACGTCGGTCATAACATAAATTGTCCCTAAATACAACAATAGTATACCATAAGTTTACATAAAAGTCAAGCTATTTTAGGAGTAAAAGCAGCAATAGTACAAACATGAGTAAAAACAAAGGGTTACATGAGTTTAATTTAAGGGTAATTTTCCTAATTTTAACCTATTTTGTGCGTAAGTGGCTACTACAAAAGTTAAACAAATGTCAACCCCTCCCCCGACCCTAGTTTCTACGCGGGTTTAAACAAAGGTTGACACAGGACGCGGCCTATGGTAGCGACTAGAGTTGGCACGATTGTTGCATGGGTTGACATGGGCGAACTCATGTAGTAGCGAGCAGAGTTGGCATGAGTTTTGCATGGGTTGACAAGTGTGTGGACTTATGTTGGACCCTATAGCCATACCTTCTATTACACGCGCACATGCGAATAGCATACGTCAGCTAATGCGGTCAATAGTTTATTTGTGGTATTATTTACTATGGACACCAGTGCTGGTTCCTGTAAGATGGCTACATCAAGTCAACGATACGGAGCATTACAAATGCAACTACGACCACTAGGAAGCAACAAGACAGAAGTAGAATTCACCGACGGCACTA